ATGAGATATTAAATGAGAATCAAATAAAATTAGACTAATTATAAGGATGGAAAGTAATACCCAAAATGTTTTTAACGTGGCTATGTTGTTTGGATTATGGTTACAACAACCTACCCAACGGAAGCGATTAGCTAAAACACAGATGGCGGATTTATTCACTGAATGAATCAACGAAATTCAAAAGAAATATGAAGATTAAATTAGACCTTTCACCCGACAAGATAACCGTTGCTCAATTCGTTGGGTTCACGATGCACGAAGGCGATATAGTTAACGCGGTTCAATCGGTGACTGGCATGAAGCGAAGCGATGTGTTACTGCTTACGCCATCGCAGTTAACTGAAATAAAAGATGCTTTTGAAGTAGCATTACAAACCATCCCATCGAAGCACGTTCCACGATGGAAAAATTATGGATTTGTTCCCGACATTAATTCGATTTCGTTTGGTGAATGGTTAGATTTAGATTTAAATTGTAATGACTTCCCAAAGAACTTGAATAAACTATTGGCGATATTGTTTAGACCGATTAAAAGCGAGATTGGTAAGCGGTATGCCATCGAAGATTATGATGCCAACATTCATTTAAAGAACTCAGATGAGTTCAATGATATGCCTTTAATGATAGCCAACGGCGCAATGGTTTTTTTTTCGAATATCGAAAAAGAATTGTTGATTCATTTCCAAGAGTCTTCGCAGTTAGAGATGATGAATCAGATGAAGATAGCGATTCAGACGATGGAAGAAGCGTTGCAACAAGCGAATTAAGTACTAACTATGGTTGGTTTCATGTCATCGAAGAAATCGCTGATAGAGATGTAACCAAATTCGATGCAGTGATTAAGACACAAGCGTCAACAATCTTCGCCCATCTTAGTTATAAAATCGATTATGCTCAATTTCAGAAACAATTACTAACTAAAAAATGAGCATTTAGCTACATATATACATGAGTAGTTCATCTTTATACACCTATAACGTTATCATTGAGAAACTTCGCACGTTTGCGAACAATCATGAGTTAATTCGTAAGTTCACACACGGACAAATAAGCCAAGCGGATTTAGAGAAAGAAGATGAATTTCCATTTATGCACGTTGTACCATCGCAGTTTAGTATTGATGCTGGTCAGTTGACCTATTCGTTAGAAGTAATATTCGCGGATTTACCACGCGACAAAGAAGAAAAAACAGAATACCAACGCCACGCGTTAAGTGATTGCATTTTACTTTTTGCAGATATGGTTAATGAGATTGAGAATGGTCAGATATTCGATGAATCGGTTGTTATTACTAAGCCAATAAACTTTACTCCATTCATGGAGGAATTTAGCAACGTATTAACAGGGGTGCAAGGCACGATTGATATTACTGTTGACTACGAATGGAACGCTTGTGATATTCCTTATAAGCAAGACTAATGGCAAAGAAGGTACAATTTACAACTAACCAACCGAGCGCAACTACTGATTATCTCGCAGCGGATAATACTTGGAAAACTATTCCAGGCGGTGGTGGTGGTAGTGGTATTCCAAAAGGTACAACAAGCGGAACGGATACATACACGACAACCATTACAGGCGTTACAGCTTATAATGATGGCGATGCGTATTTGATTCGATTTGCAACGGGTAATACAACACAATGCACATTAAATATCAATTCATTAGGTGCTAAAGATTTATATCGGAATAACAATGGGTTGTTAATTGGTGGCGATATCATTGATGGTGCTGAGATGTTCTGTATTTATAATTCAGGCATGAACGGATTCCAAGTTATTGGAACTGCACCCAACACATTGTTAGCTTATGTAACAAACGCCGAAGCGATAACCATTACCAAAGGGCAACCTGTTTACGCATTCGGTGGTACAGGCGATAGGTTAACGGTTAAACTTGCGTATAATAGCACGGATGCAACAAGTGCGCAGACCGTTGGAATTGTATTGAGTTCATCAATAGCTGCCAATCAGAAAGGTTTAATCATTGTTAATGGTCAACTTGATGGGTTGAGTATTTTTCCAACGTCAACATGGGCGGATGGGGATGCGGTTTATTTAGGCGCAACCGCAGGAAGTGTTACGAATGTCAAACCAGTAGCACCAAACCATTTGGTGTATTTGGGATTCGTTACGACTGCGAGTAATGGCAGCGCAGGTCGTATGTATGTGCGTGTTCAAAATGGTTATGAGATGCAAGAACTCCACAACGTGAGCGCGGTATCTCCAAACAACAACGACATTTTAAAATACAATACAACTACTTCACTTTGGGAAACGAGTAATGCGTTAAGCACTAAGCAAGATACCATAACAGGCGCAGCGACTACAATAACAACTTCGAATCTTACTCCATCGCGTGTGGTGGTTTCCAATGGCGGTGGTAAATTAGATGTCGCGGTTACAACAACAACGGAAATCGGTTACGTGAATGGCGTTACTTCGAATATTCAAACTCAATTAGATTCCAAACTAACAACGAGCGCGTTTATTCAAAATAATGTACTCGCACAAGCGTTAGCAGGGGCAGCTTCACCAACAACAAGATACCACGCGGTAAGCGGTACGATTAGTTCGTTATCTACTCCGTTTCAAGTGCCGTTAGCGAATGCGTGTAATTTCTTGAATTTTTACTTTAGGATTTATTCAGCACAACCAGCAACGGGATCACTTGTCGTAACACTCCAAAAAAATGCTGTTGATACATCATTGGCTATTACCATAGCTGCAGGAAGTGCGATTGGAAATTACAACAATACGACTACGGTTGCATTTGCTGTTAATGACACTTGGCAAATTAAGATAGTTCAAAATGCCACCAGTGGATCAACGAGCATGGGCGGTTATTCTTTTAAAATAAATGGTATATAATGGAATATAAATTAGAAGATTTGGGAGATGTTATGAGGTTATCAATACCAACGGCAACATCATGGGGTATTATTTGCTTCGCTTGGGAAAAGTCAAACGTTGAATTTACTTCCGCGTTAGATAGTCAAGGTATAGATGTACTCGTTAACTTATTAGTGAGCGATCCAAACACAGCTTATCAATTATTTGTCAATGGCTAACACTCCACTCAATGACATAATGAATCGATTTGGTGCTGCGGTAGTAGAACGTGCCATGCTGAATCTTGGAGTGTATAGAACGGTTAAAGGAAAGAAACGCAGGGCGGTGGCGAGTGATACATTAAGAACATCACTTGCTTATTATTACAATGGTAAAAGTTCAAAGATTGAATTCTTCGCAAAAGGTAAAGCGGCTAATTATGCAAGTGTTGTAGAGTTCGGAAGGCGTAAAGGTGCGAAGATGCCACCAATAGAAGCGATTGTACAATGGATGAAAATTAAACCCATCCGTGTACGTGATGACAAGGGAAAGATTGTAAAACAAACGCCATCGGTAGTACGCAACGCAGCGTATAACATAGCCAAAGGAATTTCATTTAGAGGTATTCCACCGTTGTTTTATTGGCGTGATGCGGTTAACGATGTGATAGTAGAGTTCCAACCCGAATTCGAATTGGCACTTGAAAAAGAAATTAATTTAATAATTGAAGATAGCTTACAAAAGAAAATAAAAGTGTAATGGCATATACAACTGCAATAACAGGTTTAACAGCGCAAGGTAATAGCGCGTTTAGTGGTTTAATCTATTCGAATAATGATGTTTCGTTTACGATGACATCGAGCGAGTACGCGCAACCCAACTTTAAATACATCGTGTTAATTACCGACAATAACGCGGCATTAGATTATAAATTTTACATAAGTCAAAACGCGGTTAATAGCGGTGTATTTAACGCTAAAACAATCTTCAATCAGTTAGTGAAAAACGATATTGTTTATTCGGGTACTGATAACGTAATTCTTCAAACATCAACGCCTACATTAACGACTTCAAACAACGTGAACACGTTCACCGTTAAATTATATGAAGGTTACGATGTTGCAGGTGTATTTACCGAAGATGATAGCGTAGCGGTGTACTACGATTTAATGTGTGTCTATGGAAGTGGTAAACAGAACTTTATTGTGATGGGTACTAACGACACGAAACCACTTGCATTAAGTCAATGTTATGATGACGAAATAGGATTCAATAAAGAAACGTTAGCGCATCGATTAAACTTGCCATCATTGTTACAATCGGAGATTATTAATTGGCAATACCTTTCAAGGTCAAACATTACAAGCGTTATTGATAGCGCGTATAAGGTGGACACATGGATAGCAGATGATAATTTATATGTGAACGCTGGTTATCCATATAATGACATTGACCATTTTACTTTTGATTTATACGATGACAATCAAACGTTATTAGATTCTTTTGATATTCCGATGTCGTTTGGTTCGGGTTCGTTATTGATGTTACCAACAGGTTTAAAGAATTTAATTAATGGCGGTTACACGGATGCGATTACAGCAGGGAATACCGCTTTTTACGTTTACGCAGGTTATAATTCAAGTGACGAACAAGTTACTGCGAAGTATGGTTACTATCTTGTTAATGATTGTAAGTATAATCCAGTTCACGTGTATTGGCTCAATCAAATGGGTGGATGGGATAGTTACTCGTTTATCAAAAAGAACGAGAGAAATATTGAGGTTGAGAAAAAAAGATACAAGGCATATCAAGGTGACTTCAATACAGCTACATCAACCGGACCTTATGAAACAAAAAATTACACTCGTGAGTTAACCGAGCGCGAACCAATAGTAAACACGTTCATTAATTTAACGAGTGATTGGTTATGCGAATCCGAATTTAAATTTATGCGCGATTTATTCATGAGTAAAAGCGTATGGATGGTGGATGACAATGTGGATGGTTATTCAATCGTTCCCGTTATTGTTCAAGACAATAATTATTTAATGAAGCGCGAGCGCAATTCACGTAAGTACAACCAAACATTACGCCTACAAATTGCCAACAGCAATGAAACGTTAAACATTACAGCGAGTGAATACCCCATTCCATCGCCTACACCTTGCGAATATTACACTACATTCACGAAAGTTGGTGGTAATAACTCGTTAACCATTGGTTCGAATTATGGTAATGCGTGTAATGTGGTCGTTACTAACGCAACGAGAGGAAGTAATATAACGGTTCAAGTCAATGGTACAGGTGGAATAGTTCCAACGGTAGGCGATACGTATTACGTGCGCATTGATTATACTACTAATTGTCCAACACCTGTTACCCGTTTAGGATTTATCCAACTTGGTGCGGTATTAGGT